TTCCAGCAGCTCTATAACGATATCGAAGCCAAAAACGGCGAAAAGGGAAGAGAAGACTTCTATCTCGTCGTCGTCTTCAAGGACAGCATCGATCGTACGTCCTTCCTCGAGGCCGCCGGACTCCCGCCAAATCGCTATCAAAGCGGAACGGACATGCGGCGCCTGACCAAGCTCGAACTCCCTGAGCCAGCACCGCCCGCAAAAGGATAATGGCTGGCCGTCCCAAATTCGTAGCTACGGCCGAGCAGCACAAGTTTGTCCTTAGCATGGCTGCTTGCGGATTTCGGCACGAAGACATCGCGCTGGTGCTGGAGATCTCCGAGCCTACCCTGCGCAAACACTTCCGGCAGGAACTCGACCAGGGCGCCCCCACAGCCAACCGCATCATCGCCCAGAAGCTATTCGAAAAAGCAAAAGATGGCGACACCATCGCGATGCTGTTCTGGCTGAAGTGCCGGGCGGGCTGGAAAGAAACCAGCATCATTGAAACCGGCAAACCGAAACAACCACTTCCCGCATGGCTTCTCGCCAGATTGAAGGCGGCTGGCACTACGAAGAGCTAGCTACCGCAGGCAATTTTCACGCCGACATCGATACGCGTTTCAAAGGGCTATCGGGTCCATTGGGCAGCGGGAAATCGTACGCGCTCGTCTACGAAGCGCTGTTTCTCACTTATTTGAATGCCGGATGCCCTGGCCTGATCGGCGCGCCAACGTATCCGATGCTGCGCGATGCGACGCAGATCACCTTCTTTAGCGTCCTCGAGCTGGAAGAGATCCCGCATCACTTTCTGAAATCCGAGAACCGCGTTTACTTCCCGGAAACCGGCTCGTCTATTCTGTTCCGCAGCATGGACGATCCCGAGCGGCTGCGCGGCACTAACCTGGCCTGGTTCGGCATCGATGAGCTGACCTACTGTAACCCGGCGATCTGGACGCGCCTGCAGGGTCGTCTGCGGCATCCCAAAGCCGAGCGCCTCGAAGGATTTGGGGTCTGGACACCAAAGGGTTTCGATTGGGTCTATGACCTTTTCATAAAAAAGAAAGACAAGGACTACAGGGCTTACTTTGCAGTACCCAAGGAAAACAGGTACCTGCCAGCGGATTTCTACGAGATCCTCGGCCGAACCTACGACGCGCGTTTCTTTGAGCAGGAAGCTCTGGGCAAGTATTTGGACGTCACCGGCGGTTCGGTCTATCACGCCTATTCGCAAGACAACAAGGGCACTGTCGATTACGACCCGAAGCTGGCGCTCTGCTGGTCCTTGGATTTCAACGTCGATCCCATGTGTTCGGTGATCGCGCAGATCCCCGACGCCACGACGCCGGCCGAGGCCCTGAAGGGTCTTTTTAACAGGCGCGTGCATGTCATCGATGAGATCTGCTTACCCGACAGCCATACCGAAGAGGCTTGTCGGGAATTTGTTCGCCGCACCGAGGGCTATCTCACCGAAACCAAGAAAGTGCTGGTGGTCGACGTGTACGGGGATGCTTCCGGATCCAGCCGGAAAACTTCCAATAAATCCGATTACCAGATCATCCGCGAGTTTTTCGCGAATGAGACGCGCTACAAGCTGATCTATCACATCAAAAACGCGAATCCGGAAGTCAAAGACCGGGTGCGCGCCATGAACGGCGTGATGCGCAACGCCAAGGGCGAATGCCGGCTGCTGCACGATGCCCGCTGTATCCAGCTGGAAACCGATTTGAACCAGGTCAAGTGGAAGCGCGACGTTTCGAACAACCCGATTTACGAATTCGATAAACACGATCCGCGGCGAACCCACGTTTCCGATGCCTTGGGCTACCTCGTGGATTACATCTTCAACGCGCAGCGCATCCGCATCGGCACCTTCTAATTTCTCTCCCACGGAGGCTCACCTTCCCCATGCTTTCCAGACTACTCGGCCGCTTTGCGGCCACTCTCGCCATCGCCGCGCTTCTGTTGGGCGCCACCTTCCTGGCCAACGCCACCACCGAAACCTCGACCTCCGTTCAAAGCAGCTTCCAATACCACCTGCAGGTGGGTCCAAAGCTGGTCCCCGTTTCGGCGGCTGATGTCGTGGTGGGCGATGTCTACCTTCAGGAAATTTCGCTCGCCAACAATTCCGGCTCGCCGGTAACCGTGACGATCACCGATAAGCAAGGCAGCCCGCTGGCCATCATCCCGGCAGTCTCCATTGCCGCCAACACAGTCTACGAGATGAGTTTTGGCCTTCGCTACTGTCCGGGCGGAATCACCTGGTCCGCATCGAGCGGCACCGTAGTCACCGGGTATGTGAGGTGGCGTCAGTGATCCGAAACCTGGCGCGACTCTTCGCGATCGCGCTCGGGCTCGCCGCAATTTGCCCGGCGCAGATCACCAGTGCTCCAAACGCCGCTGGCGTAGGCGGAGGCGTATCGAGCGTTGGTTTTACCGGCGGCCTCGTATCCGTTGCCACTGCCACCACTACACCTGCCTTCACCGTTGCCGGCACTTCGGGCGGCATCGTTTGCTTTAGCGGCGTAGCCGCCTGGACCTCTTCCGCGCTGCTCACGACAAACGGCGTTCTGATCGGCGGCGGCGCCGGCGTTTGCCCAACCGTCACGGGTGCCGATTCGACTACCACGCATGCACTATTCGCGACGGCGGGCGCTCCCGCTTTTCGAGCGCTTGCGGCGACCGATCTGCCGGTCATCCTGCTGGCCAATACCCCGCTCACCACGCGCGGCGATTTGCTGATCACCAACACCGCAACGCCGGTCCTCGCCCGCCTGGCCAAAGGAACGCAATATCAGACCCTGCAGGGTGGCGCGAGCGATTTGCTCTGGGATGCGTTACATCTCGATCAATCCACGGCCGTAACCGGCATCTTGCCTTTCGCTAATCTCGCGCAGCCGTTTGCCACAATTGCCGCCCAGACCACGACTTATCAGGTGCTGGCGGCCGACTTTACCGGCTGTAAAACGATCCCTGTTTCCTCCGGATCGTTCACGATTACGCTTGTCGCCAGCGGCTCACAGCCTGCCGCCGGGCAATGCATCACGATCCTGAATTATGGTACGGGTGTCGTCACAGTCGCGCGTAGCGGCCAAAACCTCAACGGCGGAACCGCGAGCTTAACGATCCCGGCTGCCTCCGCTACCGTGCCTGCAGGTCTGCGGGTGTTTTCGGATGCCACGAATTATCTGGCCGTCGGTCTCGGCCTTCAGTCGCTCGATCAAATCGGCAATCCAGCCGCAGCCAAGACCTTCGCGCTAGGCGCGTTCCCGCTGGTCTTTAACGCGGCGACCGGCGCGACCGGCTCGCAGTCCGCGATCACCTTCGGAGAAACCACGGCCGCCAGCGGCGCAAGCGACGTGGAAGTTACGATATCGACGGCCGCCAGCTCAACCGCGATCCCGCTGCAGATCACGCAGGGTGCTGGGTTAGCCGGGGCCGTCCCTCCCAACCTGTTCACAATGACCGGCGCGATCGGCGGCGCCAACGCTGGCGCAACGAATCCCGGTTTCCAGGGGTCAAGCGCCTCAATCACCGCCGGAAATGGATCGAATGCCGGTGCAACGTCCGGTACCGGCGGCGCGGGCGGCGATTATCTGTTCACCACCGGAACGGGCGGCACCGCGGCTGTGGCTTCCACCACTGGTCGCGGCGGTAACTTCAAGATCGTGCTCGGCCAGGCCGGGGCAACCGGTACGGCAGGGCTCGCTGGAGCACTGATTATCCAGGGCGGAACAAACGGAACCCTGGGTGAGGCCAATGCCCACCCCTTCGTTCAGCTGATCGATGCGGCCGGGCACGCGGTTGCGGGTTGGTCCACCTATTCCGGCGGCTCGTTAGTCAACGGAGATGGCGGCACCACCTGGATTGGGGACGTTGGAACTTCCGGCCACAATGCCGGGTTTCAAGGCGATAGCTCGGGCGGAATCATTGGCGTCAATTCGGCGGGAAACCGCGACATCGCTTTTCAATTTGGCCGAGTGCGGGGATCTAGCGGGGGAACAGCCAACATGGGTATGGAAGGACCATCCAACCTCCTTACCATGACGAGCGCCACTGCGATTTCCTTCAGCAGCACTACCGCACTGAATGGCTCGCCGGATATAGGATTCTGCCGAATCGCTGCTAACGTCATGCTGGCGAATGACGGATCGACCACCTGCACCACCAGCGTAGTAAAAGATCTCGAAGTTCGATTTCTGAGAGCGTTTGAAACCGCTATGCCCGCCGGAGTCGCATCCCAGGGCCAAATCGGGTTTGATCCAACCTGCCACTGCATGCGATGGAATTCGAATAACGCGACCATTCAAAACGCGCCAATCGCCTTGGCGACGACTGGCACGGCCTATACCAACGCGACCACTGGGTTCACGGACGTCAAAGGATCCACCGGCCCGACGTTGAGCTTTCAGGCGCTCGCCAGCTCGTCCTACACCGGAACCTGTCAGATCGTTTGGCAGGGCTCCGCAGGTACGACCGGCCCAAAATTTCAGTTCACCGGGCCG